TACTTTTATACCACCAGCTTCAACAACCCCGTGTTGCTGTCTTGGCTGCATATTAATATTTTTAGATTTTGCAACGCTATCTTTCATAGCGTCAGCTTTACCTTGTTCGTAAAAGTGTTTTGCAACAGCATCAGCATTCATTGCTGTAAATAATGACTTATGGTAACCTTTAGCATCTTTTAACATATTATTTTTATCTAAAAACTTTTTAGTAAAATTATTAATATTGCTTTGAGCTGCTTTTACATCATTAGCATCTTTTACATTGAACCTATATTTTTTATCACCGACGTTATATTCAAAACCTTTGAACTTGTCGTTAAAAACTTGATTAGTTTTTTGTGTAAAAACATCTGAACTTTGCTTTGCTGTTTTTTGAGTTTCTTCTGACTCTTTGTTATATCTATTAAAAAAATCCCAAGCTTTTTGTTGTTCAGGCGTTAGCTTTGAACCAGCTTTAATTTCTTCATAGTATTTAGACTTTTGCCCGTCTAAGTGGCTTCTAGCGCTGGCAACTTGCTCTTTTAACGCTAATTTTTTTCTTCTTATATCTCTTTCATCGTCAACTTCTTCGTCGTAAGAAAAAGTATCTTCCATAAGAAAGTTAATTTCTTCATTAGTTAGGTGTGGTTTTGTTTGTTTATAATACTCATACAAAACATCATTATCACTTAACTTGCTATAATCTTGATTAAGTTTTACGTAATCGTTTATATCGCCACCTGTTTCTTCCATAAAGTCTACAAGTTTTTGTATGTTTTCTGGAAGTGGTTTACCAGTAGCTTCAGCCTCAGCTACAGCTTCTTCAACCTGTTCGGTTACTTCTTCTACTTCTTCTTCTACCTTTTCATCTGTTATTTCTTCAATAACGGGTTTTTCATCTTGAACCTCGTTGGAGCTTTTTTCTCCGGTAGATTCTTCATTTTTTGCTTCGATGTTTTCTTCACGTACTTCTTCGCTAGTTTCGGATTCGTTGCGAACAGGTACCTCATCTGTGCTTTGCTTTCCAGTGGCATCTTCTTCTTTTTTAGGTGGATTATTTAAATCAACGACGTAATCGCCATCTTCATTAATATTTTTTTTATTTGTTTCAACTGTATCTACAGTTTCTTTTGTAGTTTCTTCAACTACATTTTCGTCTTTATCTTCCATAATATAATATAATAATAATTAATAAATTTTATCTAGGTTCAAAACTACCTAAATCAAAGTTTCCACTAAGTATATCATTACCTGCAGACTCAAAGTTTTTAGGTGGTTTACCTGTCTTTCTTTGTTCAATCATCTCACTTTGTTGAGTTGCTTGAATTTTTGTCCTTTCATCTTTACGATCTTCTTTCTCTTGTTCTCTTTGTTTTAAGCTTTGTACTTCTATACCTTTTAACTGCATGTTGTATTGAAACTCTAAAGCCATTAAATCTTTTTTAAGCTGAACTTCTTGTTGCATTTTTTGCGCATCTAACTGTGCTTTTAATTGTTCAAACTGAGCTTTGTTCTGTGATAAAGCTTGTTCTTTTTGCACTTCAACCTGAGCGGCAACTTGAGCAGCTTGTGAATTAGACTGTGATTGTGCTTGAATATTTTCCAGTTGCATTTGTCTATCACGCTCTTGTTTTTTACTTCTACGTATTTTAAGAAGTTGATTAGCTAGTTTAATATTTTTAATATCACGTATGTCTATAGCGTCTTCAAGTTCTATTGTTTGTTGTTGAAGAGCTACTTGAATATTATTTTCTAATAATTGTTTTTCTTCTTCATCAGGTGATAGTTCTAAAAATATACCAAAATCATACAAGTGTAATTCAGACATTTCTTTTAATGTAGCTACATTATGAGCACCTAAAGCCTGTACAAAAGCATCAGCAGTTGGAGAGTATTCTAGTATATCAGATATTCTAAGTGATAAACACTCTGCTGTTTCAGCTGTTAAAAATAAACCAGCTTGTAATATATGTCTAGTTGCTGTATTACTGTTTGCTGCCGCTAATTTTTGTACACCTACTAAAGCATTTGAATCTGGCATACTACCATCTCTAGCTTCGTTTAATCCAGTCACGTCTCTTATCATTTGTAAATAATAATTGTACGTACCAATTAAACTTTGCATTTTAGCACCACCATTACCAGATCTTATTTCTTGTATAGGTACTTTACCAGGATTTATATCACCATCTTGCGTGAAAGACCTACCAATAACACTACCAGTTTGGAAGAACATATTTAAAGCTTCTTGTGGATTATAGTTTGTGCCATTACCTAAATCTATTTCAGCAAGACCATCAGCATCTAAATAAACACCATCTGGTACTAATCTAGACATAACTTGTTGTAGCTTTAAATGAGTAAGCTGTATCATGTCAGCAAAACCAGTTATACGTCTTACTAACGAATCTATTTTACCTTCGTACATACGTGGCGCAACTATAGCATAATTCATTTTAACTTTAGTGAAATCACTTTTAGGACGCATCATGTTTGTTGCCATTTGCCACTTAAGTAATTTATCAGTACCTAGAATTATAGCGCCTTCATATAAAGTTTCTATAGCTCTTAATAATCTAGAATATTCACCTTCTTTTTCTTGAGGTGGATTAAACTCATCGTTTTTAGGTATTATTTTATCAGCACCACTACCAGTTTCTTTTATTTTATAAACCTCGTTCATATAAGTTTTATAATTAAAATATAAAACTTGAACTGTATTATTATCTTCTTTTTTAGAAGAATATCTACTGTTATAATTATTTCTAGTATAACTTTTGTTTTTCATTATATCTTCAAGATCACTTTCAGTTAAGTGTGGAAACTGTTTAGCAAGCTCGTTTACAGGTATAGATTTAACTTCACCAACATAGTATATATCATCAAAATAAGGAGAGTCTGTGTAAGAATAAACAAGATCAGCTGGATCAACATAATCTATAGTAACACCTTCAGAAGTTGTAAAACTAGTTTTAACAGCACCAATACCTAATACTGTTAAATCATAGTAAAATTGTTTTTTAATTAATTCGTATTTATTACCTTCAAATAAAACTTTTAAAGCTTGTTCTTCTGCTAACTCAACTTCTTGCTTGTAAGTTAATTGCATGTGTAATAAAAGCTCATCATTATTTTTTGGTAATTCTTCTACGTTAGTTTTTTTAGTATCAACACCAAACTGTGCAGTAACAGCATCAAACTGTTGTAGTTCCATATCTCTCATTAAAGACTCCATGTATTCAGTTCTTTTTTCCACACCAAATGGATCTTGAGAATATGCTTTTATATCATATGTTCTTTCAGCTATACCATTAACAACTATATCTACAAATTTAGATACAATCGGTACAGGAGTCCAGTCTAAATTAAGATAAGATAAATCACCATTAATAGATAATTCATCTTTATATTTTTGTATAGGTTGTTCACCTCTAGCGTAAAGCCTTAAATTATGAAAATTATTTTTATGATTAGTATATTTACTATGGTTTGTGTCTTCATAAAACCACTCTGTTTCTATAGCTTTTGCTATTTTTAAACCGTAATCATAACTTAACTTTTCAGCATCACTTACTGTTTGGCTAGGAAAATAATTTTTACCAGAATATGCCATATTTATTTTATTATTTGTGAATTAGTTCCATTATTATTATATCTGGAAATATTTATGTTTAATTTTGGTTTTTTAACCTTTACGTTTGGAGCGTACAAATGTCTATTGTTTGCCATTATAGCTAAACCAGAACTTATAGTAGCATCAAACTTAGTTCTTTTGTTTATATCAAACTTAGCCCAATCATTTAACAAAGCATTGAAGTATAAATCACCACAACTACCATCTTGTTTTATACCTACATGATCTTGAATATACATTTCAATAGCTGCAGCATGAGCTTGTTTTATATCTTCGCTTGAGTTTGGTATACCACCTATTTCTTTTTCTGCTACAGATAATTTATTCCAAACTTTATCAGGTCTGTTCATACTAAAACCTCTATAACCTCTGCGTCTTAAATAATACAAAAGCCTAGGTTTATTGTTCTCTGCAAGTATTGGCATACCATAAAACACTAATGCCATTAATACATCTTCAAAGAATATTTCAGCTGTAGGTGGTCTTGATAAGTATTCTAAAAAAAAGCTATT